CAAATGACTTTAGATAAAAAAATACTAAGTGAAATTAAAAGATACAACAGTATCAACAAATACATTTCAGAACAAGCTGCAGAACCAGCTCCTGATGATTTAACGGCATTGGCACCTGATGCGGGGGCAGCGCCTCCACCACCACCTGCAGATGCTACGGCAACTCCACCTGAAGCGCCAGCGGCGGAACCAGGAGGAGCTCCAACACCAATTGATGTTGAAAATGACCCTGATATTGAAAAAATAGATGGTGAAGGTAAATCTGAAGAAAAGAAAGACGGTGAAGAAAATGATAGTGAAGAACTTGAAGTAACTGACTTAGTTGATTCCCAAAAAAACATTGAGAAAAAACAAGATGATTATTTTGAAAACTTGTTTGGTCAATTAACTAAATTAGAATCAAGATTGGGAGAGATGGATGCGATTATGAATAAGCTTAACGCTCTTGAAAACAAAATTGAAAAATACAGAGAAAAAACCCCTGAAGAAAAATTAGAACTAAGAAGTTACGATTCATATCCTTTTAATCAAAAATTATCACAATTTTTTGATGATAAAAAAGATGAGATGGAAAAAACGGGAAAAAATGATTATGTTTTAACCCCTGATGATGTAACAGACATTAATGTTAGTGATATTAAGAGTTCTTTCCAAGGAAATGGATTCAAAGACGAATTTGATTATAAATAATATTCTAAAACATATTAATGAAGGTCACCCAAAAGGTGACCTTTTTTATTTGACAAATGATACAAACTATACTATATTTGTAAGACAACTTAACAATTTAAAATAAAGAAAAACATGATGAGTTCATTAGACGCCGTATTGGCACAGTACGAAAAAGCACAACAAGGGGGCGGGGCCCAAAGTAAAATGTCGCAAGACGAAAGAATGAAAAAGTATTTCGCTTTAATCCTTGGGGATAAAGAGAAATCAGGACAGAGAAGAGTAAGAATTCTTCCAACACAAGATGGTAGTTCACCATTTAAAGAAGCTTGGTACCACGAAATTCAAGTTGGTGGTCAATGGCAAAAATTCTATGACCCAGGAAAGAACGACAATGAGCGTTCCCCTTTAAATGAGGTTTATGAAGAATTGATGTCAACAGGTAAAGAATCTGATAAAGAGTTGGCGAAACAATACAAGTCTCGTAAATTCTATATCGTAAAAGTTATTGACAGAGACCGAGAAGAAGACGGCCCAAAATTTTGGAGATTTAAACACAATTACAAGAACGATGGTATCTTGGACAAAATCATTCCAATTTGGAGAAACAAAGGTGACATCACTGACCCTGAAAAAGGACGTGACCTTATCATTGAATTGACAAAATCTAAAACACCTGCAGGTAAAGAATACACAAGTGTATCTACAATTATGTATGACGACCCAACAGCAATACACGAAGAAAAAGTTCAAGGTGATTCTTGGATTAATGATGAATTGACTTGGTTAGATGTATATTCTAAAAAACCTGTTGACTATCTTGAGGCAATCGCTCGTGGAGAAACTCCAAAATGGGATAGTGAAAAAGGTGGGTACGTTTATTTAAACGATACTGAATCTACAACATCTATGGGTGGAGCAAAAAAAGATGAAGCAAAGGCACCTATCGTTGACCCCCAAGCAAATGACGAGGTTGACACTGAATTACCTTTCTAATAAAACAAAACACATCATGTATGGTATCTTGTATGGTACCATGCATGATTAATTTATATCATATATGGCAATAAAGAAAAACGATTTCAGCGCAGTTAAGAAGAAATTCTCAACCTCCGCAAAATACAAACCCCAAAGATTTTTTGACTTAGGACAAGATTTCTTAGATGCGGTTGGATTACCTGGTCCTGCTATAGGACATTTGAATATGTTCTTGGGTCACTCAGATACAGGAAAAACTACAGCATTGGTTAAAACTGCCGTTGATGCTCAGAAAAAAGGTATTCTACCTGTGTTCATTATTACCGAACAAAAATGGTCTTTTGAACATGCGAAACTTATGGGTTTTGAATGTGAAGAAGTTGTTGATGAATCAACAGGTGAAGTTGATTGGGATGGTTTTTACATCTTTAATAATGACTTTGACTACATTGAGCAAATTACGGACTACATCAATAGTTTGTTAGATGCGCAAGAAAAAGGTGAGTTAGATTATAGTTTATTATTCTTATGGGATTCTGTTGGTTCAGTTCCTTGTAAGATGACTTACGAAGGTAAGGGTGGTAAACAACACAATGCATCTACGTTAGCAGACAAAATTGGTATGGGTATCAACCAACGTATTTCAGGTTCTCGTAAAGCGGATTCAAAATATGAAAACACATTGGTTATTGTTAACCAACCTTGGGTTGAGTTACCTGACAATCCATTCGGTCAACCAAAAATTAAAGCAAAAGGAGGAGAGGCCATTTGGTTAAACTCATCATTGGTATTTTTATTTGGTAACCAAAAAGGTGCGGGAACAAACAAGATTACCGCAACAAAAGATAAGAGAAGTGTAAAGTTTGCAATTAGAACTAAAGTTTCCGTAATGAAAAACCACATCAATGGGTTAGGTTACGAAGATGGAAAGATAATTGTAACACCACACGGTATCTTAGCAGGAAAAGAAGCGTCAGAAGAGAAGGTGTCTATTGAATCATACAAAAAAGAATATGCTGACTATTGGAAAGATATTCTTGGTGTTACTTCATTGGATTTTGACTTAAAAGAAGAAAAAGAAGATTAGTATATTGTTTCACATTTTAAATCACAATCGTGATTAAAACATTATTAGTAGACGGAGATAATTTATTTAAGATAGGATTCCATGGAGCCAAGGATGTGTATAACGACGGGGCTCATGTGGGTGGAGTATTTCACTTTGTGAACATACTCCGCAAATTCCTTGATGAACACAACCATGATAAAGTTGTTGTGTTTTGGGATGGAGATTCAAATTCATCTATTAGAAAAAGTCTATACCCACAATACAAAGCGAATAGAAGACAAGATATGAATGAGTACAAGTACGAATCGTATTTGTATCAAAAGTCTCGTGTTAAACAATACTTAGAAGAAGTGTTTGTTCGTCAGGTTGAGATGGTTAGTAATGAGGCGGATGACCTTATTGCATACTATTGTAAGATATCCAAGGATGAGAATATTATTATTTTTTCTGCGGATAAAGACCTAACACAACTTATTTCGGAAAGAGTTACAATCTATTCTCCAATTACAAAACAATACTTCAAGAATGGTGATATGATTACCATTAATAAAGTGGACATTCCACATTATAATGTATTGTTAACTAAGATATTCACTGGAGACAAATCAGATAACATTGACGGTATTGAAGGTCTTGGGGAAAAAACTTTAATTAAATACTTTCCACAAGTGCAGGAAAAACCATGCACTGTTGAGGAATTACTGTATATTGCAGGAAATATCGAGCAAAAAAAACCAATTAAAACATTGGGTAATATTTTGATTGGTAAAACAAAATCAACTATACTTGGAGAAGAGTTTTATAACACAAACAAAAAGATAGTTGACCTGACAAATCCTTTAATAACTGATGATGGAAAAGAATTAGTTGAACAAATCCTAACTGACACTATAGACCCTACAGATAGGGGATATAAGAACTTAATGAGAATGATGATGGAAGATGGTCTCTTTAAGTATTTACCCAAAAATGACGAAGCTTGGGTTAACTTCCTTACACCATTTATGAAATTAACAAGAAAAGAAAAAAGACACAAAAAATAAAAATTATGAAAGAGCAAGACAGTACCAAAATGGAATTCTTATTGACGTTAAACGACAATATTGTGGTTCAAAGATTTTTCAATGTTAGAGGGTATAATCCTAAAGCAAAAAACTCTTTAGATTTACATTATTTCTTGGAACAGTTCCAACAAGAATTACATTATCATTTAAAAATGAAAACCGTTATCTATATGATTGATAACAAAGACGCGATTTGTGCGGACCCAACAATTATGGAGACATCATACACTGATGGTAAAGAAGATTTTAACATTTATGTTAAAGTTGGGGAACAGACAATTTGTCATAGAAATTTTGATGGAAAATTATATCCACCAAAAGTTCGTTATACCGTTGATGTACGACCATTCTTAAAAGAAGTTTTAAGAGAATTGACTGACATTTTTTCAGCCCAAAAATTAAGTTACCAATATTTGAACTTTGACCTAAACAGCTAAATATTTAATTAAACAAGGGATGCAAATATAACATATGAACAAGAATTTCGACTACTTAGGGAACACCTTCCAAATACAACTTTTAAACCAAATTATCGTAGATAAAGAATTTTCTACATCTATTATGGATGTAATAGAAAGTTCTTACTTTGATAACAAATACTTCAAAATCATTTTACAAATGACTAAGGAGTATCATGCAAAATACCAATCGACCCCTAACTTTGACACTCTTGACCAAATTGTTAAATCTGAAATCTCGCAAGAAATTGTTGCTAAAATAGTTCTTGACACACTTAAACAAGTTAAAGACGCTCCTTTTGAAGGAACTCAATTTGTTCAAGAAAAAGCGTTAAAGTTTTGTAAACAACAGGAACTTCAGAAGGCTATGGACAGAGCCCAAAAAATTATAACAGAAGGTGATTTTGAATCTTATGATAAAGTTGAGGGATTAGTTCGTGAGGCATTACAAGTAGGCGAAAGAGATTTGGGAACAACAGATATCTTCTCCAACCTTGAGACAGTACTTGACGAGGATTTTAGACACCCAATTCCGATGGGAATACCAGGAATTGATAAACTACTTAAGGGTGGTTTAGCAAAGGGTGAGATTGGGGTTATATTGGCTCCTACGGGGGTTGGTAAAACTACCATCTTAACTAAGATTGCCAACACAGCATTCAATCTTGGGTATAATGTCCTCCAAATATTTTTTGAAGACAACCCAAAGATTGTACAACGTAAACATTTTACACTTTGGACTGGTATTGAACCTGATAATCTTGTAATACATAAAGAAACGGTTATGAGTAAAATTACCGAGATTAAAGAAACTATGAAGAACGAGTTAATTTTAAAAAAATTACCTTCAGATTCTATGACTATGAATCAAATCAAAAACCAAATCAGAAAAATGATTGCTGATGGTACAAAGATTGACTTGGTTCTTTTGGATTACATCGACTGTGTTGTACCTGAAAGTTCAAGTAAAGACGAATGGAAAGCAGAAGGTTCGGTAATGAGAGGATTTGAGGCAATGTGTCACGAGTTATCATTAGTTGGTTGGACAGCAACTCAAGGTAATAGGTCATCAATTTCATCTGAAGTTGTGACTACAGACCAAATGGGTGGGTCAATCAAGAAAGCACAAGTAGGTCACGTTATCATTTCCTTGGCTAAAACTTTAACACAAAAAGAAATGAATTTGGCAACCATTGCAATTACTAAGTCACGTATTGGTAAAGATGGGGTTGTTTTTGAAAACTGTAAATTTAACAATGAATTACTTGAAATTGATACTGAAAGTTCAGTAACATTCTTAGGGTTTGAAGAACAACAGGAAGAAAGAAAACGTGATAGAGTTAAAGAACTTTTGGAAAAAAGAAAACAAAGAGAACAACAATCGTAAAAAAATAACAAAAATAACTATGGAAAACATTTTAAAAGAAAACCCTAACAGGTTCGTTATCTTCCCTATTGAACACAATGATATATGGGAGTATTATAAACAACATCAAGCAGCATTTTGGACTGCAGAAGAAATTGATTTAACAAATGATATTCGTGATTGGGAGAATTTATCAGACAATGAAAAACACTTTGTTAAAAATGTATTATCATTTTTTGCAGCTTCTGATGGTATTGTAAATGAGAATTTGGCGGAAAATTT